TTTATTGGTAACTCGGAGGAAACATCCAAAACCTCCGGGGACTGTCACAACCCTCACTACAGCGAAACGTCAACTGAGACGATTGACTCAAATTCTGTGTTCCACAACGCCCTTGGCAACTTTGGGGCGAGTGGAGCACCTTTACTTTTCGTTCCCACTACATGGCGGTTTACTCGGGTAAAACCAAGTATTCCATCGCAGACTGACGCGTAACAGTCCACTAATGCTTCCTCGCTGATGCCGTACACCTTTTGCAAGAAGCTATGAAAGTAATCTGGGTCAATAGTGTCGGCATTGATAGTCATCTCTTTAAGTTCAGCTGCAGTGAATTTATAGGCGCAAGCCTGATTCCTCATCTCAAGGAAAGGCTTGTCCGACAATTGTTCGGCTGTCTGTAACAGGAGTTCTCGTACTCGCGCCACGTGGCGATGTTCATAAGCAGCAGAAAGCAATTTTCCTGCCATATAATCTTCATCTTTGACGGCCCGGTTGTTATTACACCGGATCGGCAATTTGCATACCACGCGGCCAAATGAAGGCACTGGGAATGTTCTTCTATAACTAGGTACGAACCTTTTACGCAAAAAAGTTGCTTGCTCACGCACTGCGAGGCACTTGCCTTCTGTGCTCATACCTGATCCATTCGCCACATCTTCGAACGCCTTTTTCACCTGCGATCGATCCTGTGATGTGTACGTTAATCCATCATCCCCATAAACCAAAGTGGTACTCTTCGTGATGCCCGCTTGCTCCAATGCCGCGAGTGAAGTGCAAGAATTAACATATCCGTTGCCAGTAGTGGTTGTAACCTCACCACTCCAACGTTGTCCCTTGACTCGCCCTTTAACACCATATCTCGTGAATACCCTCACGCTAGTGTTAGAAGCAAACTCACGAACGAACCACTTCGGTGCGCCAAGTTTGTAATAAAACATGGCTTCCCATTTTCTGACGCCGGCGGGTTGTGTTCCGTCGTTGTTCTTAAAATCGTTCTCGAAGACATTGCCCGATGTATAGTGAACTATGTCTGCTATCTCGTCTGCTGTCATGCCTACACAGTAAATGACTTCATTCCCTGTATTTTTGGGATTCTTCCTGTTAAGATCTTCAGCAATTCGACGAGACAAATAATACACAACGGAACCCATTACAAGATTGTACATGTCGCCACCTTGGTAGACGACTCTTGGTTGAGCTCCATCATGCTTAACTAAAACCTCCGATTTTGCGAACACCGTTTTGTCCGTATATCCAGGCAGCGTGAAGTCCGCAGCGTCAAGACACGCTTGAAGCCTCTCCCGCTTTTGCCCGCTCATCTCATCTAGATAAGCCATTATCGCATCAGAATCTAGGCGAATTTCCTCCCTTTCATGAACCTTTTCCATGAGAAGGTTGTGGCCGCGTAAAAACCCGGCACCTACATCCTTTTGCGGC